ATTGACAGTGAAACGGCAATTTTTAGACCAGAAGAAAATTTTCATTATTATAATCCACAAGATTTTGATTTTCTGAATGGTAAATACCAAATTGTTTTTGGAACTGACTTCGCGATGGGGAAATCGCTCACAAAAGGAGATTACAGTGCAGTAACGGTGCTCGCCAAGCATAAAACTAGCGGGCTTGTTTACGTTGCTGATAGTTATTTAAAACGTGTGAGTCCTGATATATTTATGAGCGATATTGTGAATCTTGCGCTTCATTGGCAACCGGATACAATACTTGCTGAAAGCCAAATGGCACAGGAGTTCTTCACGCAGCAACTTAAAAAAGCGCTTCAAGCGGCTGGATATCCGGCATATACACGCGTAAAAGACGTTCACCAGCGTTCCCGCAAAGAGATCCGTATTGAATCCGCTCTAAAAGATATCGAAGAAGGAACACTCCTTTTTAATCGTAATCATACGTTATTGCTCAAACAATACGAAGAATACGGCACAAACTCTCATGATGATGGTCCGGATAGCTTGTCTACTGCCATGATGGGATTTAAAAAATCAAAAGCAAAGATTCATGTGAAATACGATTGGATGTAAAATACCGTAATCGGTGGGTGGCAGGTGGGATTTGTTGAGAAATTAACCGTTCGATGCGCAGGAGCGGTTCTTTTTTATTTTAATTTAATTTACGGAGGAGTAAAAATGGCTAAATCTCGTAAAGAACTTGAGGCTTCACTCAGCCCGAAAAAACAAAAAGCCGCATGGCTTCTTGTTCAGTCACAACTTGCCGATGAAGATACGGAATATTTCGGCTGGACGCAGCAACAAATTGCAGATGAAGTTGGTGTTTCACGCATGCAACTGTGGCGTTATCAACAAGAGTCTGATTTTATTGAGTACAAAGCAATGATTACCCGCGATATTATGAATAACTTTGAAACAGAAGTAATGGCGATCTTTAAAGATGCCCTTCGTTCTCATAAATCATTCAAAGGAATTGAATTATATTTTAAATATCGCGGTCTATTAAAAGAAGATAAGAATCTTAATGTTAATATCGGCAATGGTACTAAATCGAATGAAGAAATGGAACAAGAGATTGCTGAACTTGAAAAATTAGTTGAAGATGACGAAGAATAACCCTAGGAGGTATGAACGATGGCTTTATTTGAAACCGGCGCGCAGTTTCCGCCAGTAGAAGAAGTAGAAAGACTTGCGCTTTATAAAGCGATGGAGGCATTTTACGAAGCAAAACAAGATGATATATATAATCGTCTGCAGGATTTCTTAAAGGATCGTCCGCAACGCGATCAAATTAGTAAACTATATTTAGGTTGTAATTTAGCGGATGTTATCTGCACGAAACCGTCTGAATTGCTACTTTCCGAACCACCGATTATCGATTCCGGTAAAGACGTGAATACAGAGGAGCAAAAAGCGGTTGACCGCATTGAAAAAGCGAATAATATTCGTAATTTAATTTTCAGAATGACGGTAACTGGTGCGATTCACGGTGATAGCTTTTTAAAAGTTTACTTTAACTACCGCCAGGATTTTACGGAACTATTTAAGATGCAACGTTCACTCGGAATTGAACCGATGATTCCTGATACGGTGAAACCGGAGATTGTGATGCAGTCACTTAGTCCTGAAATGGTATTCCCGGAACTTGCTAAAGGTTCTAAAAAAGATTTCAAAGCGGTTAATATTGCAAATATCGAGTGGGTACAAATCGGAAAAGATGAAATTCCGTATCTTGTTGTTGAGCGTCATATTCCGTTTTATGTTCAGTACAAACGTTATGAACTTAAGCTCGATTATGTAAACGATCTATATTATGACGTTTCTGTTCCGGTTTATACAATTGGCGACGAAGTAGGTACAGGACGCGAGGAAAATCTAGTTTATACTGGCGTTGAAAAACCGCTTGTATTCCACTTCCCATATAAGCAAACCGATCTTGATTGGAGAGGAACCGGTGCTATTGAAAAGATTGCTGAATATTTGGTTGCGATCGCAGACCGTTTAACAGCTATCGATTGGATACTCCACAAACACTCAGATCCAATTTTGGTGGGTCCGCATATTGAAGGCAATTCTGCACTTCTTAATTTAAGTGGTGCTTATATGGAACGTTCGAACGAAGATCCGGACTTAAAATATGTCACATGGGAACCACACCTGCAGTATAACTTCCAGGAGCTTGACATGCTTTTAAATAACGTCTTTTTAATGGCGCAGCTTCCTAGTTGGTTATTCGGTTCCAGCATTACAAATGCGAATGTTTCCGGTGGTGGTACGTCTCATACCGACTCTTCAACTACTAAACTTCGCTATGCTCCGGTATCGGCGCTACTTGATCGTCTTAACTCTAGCCTCGTTGAAGTTTTAGGAGATGCGTTCTATTATGCACAAGTTTTAGAAAACGAAGTAAACAAAACGGATAATGGCTATGTTAAAGGTTTTATTGCCTATACACCTGTTCGCCCAAGAATTCAGTTATCTACCGGTATTCCTCGTAATGATAAAGAAGTTGTTGAAAATACGGTTCTTCGTTATCAAAACGGACTTATCGATAAGGTATCCGCACTTAAGACACTCGATGGACTTGACGATGTTACCGCTGAAGATATGGCGAAGAAAATCCGTGAAGATGAGATCTCACAAACTGGGACGGTTGATTCTACTATATTCAATAACCAGGGGGCGTAATAAGTGAATCAAGATACGACGAATTATGATGACGAAATTACTGCGCTTGCTGATGAGAATAACCATTACGTTGAAGCAGTTATTTTGCTGCTTCTTCTCCTTAAACAAAAACAGCAATCTGGCAGTATTTCAAAAAAAGATACCGATAAAATATTAAAAGAAATCGAGAGTAAAACAAAAGATATTAAATCTTTTAATCACTCCTGGGCAGACCGTATGATTAAAATTTCTGTCACTAACGGCGTTTCTTATGCGCTAGATAATTTGGATATTGATATTCCGGATGCGAAAATTTCTATTAATATATCTAATAAAGCGCTAATTAATGCTGCCATCGAAGAACTTCAAAACAATCTTGATAACGTTGGCGATAATATTCAAAAACGAGCTCGTCAATCTGTTCGCGAAATATTATCTGAAAATATGCGAAAACAGACCCTTGAAAAACGTCAAGATGGATTAGATTCCGCAAAAAATACAAAAACGCAATTAAAGGCACTTTACGGCGATAAAGTGGATAATGTGATTACGGATTCGATGGGACGAAATTGGAAAATTGATCAGTATATTAATATGATCGCTAACACTTCTTTAATGAATGCGCAAAACGATGCAAGTATAAACGAAGGAATTAATCGCGGATATACACTCGGTCAAATAACACTTGCACCAAACACAAAAGATGCATGTCGTTTTCATCAGGGTCGAATTGTAAAACTCGATGATTCTATCGATGCTCCGTACCCAAGCGTTCAAGAACTTAAAAATAGCGGGCAAATTTTCCATCAAATGGGTGGCTTTTAGGTGCGAACCTAATCGAATAATTGTGTGAACCTTACCAAAGGGTGTGGCTTTATGCTGCTAACGGGGAAATCCTCTTAAAAATGGACAATCCCGTGCTTTTTTATAATATTCCGATTGATAAAGTGTGCAACGGTCTCCCAAAACGCAAAACTGCTGGCGGATTTATTTGGAAATATAAAGAAGTGTAGAGACTATCGAACAAACTGACAACCTAATGGTTGTCTTTTTTAGTAGAGTAGGGTTGGAGATTGGTACCAATTCGAAGCGCACAAACTCTCAAGTAGAGTGTGATATAGTCCGTGCTATCAAAATAGTAAATTGATAGATTTTAGCCAAATTGCAGGCACCGCGTTCTCCCAATTCGTGGCACAGAATTTTTAAGTGATTCTGAACTAAAGAAAGCACGTAAACAAGGGGAACTTGGTGATACGGCATTATCCAGTGGATCACGAAACAGTAAAACGGTTGAAAAATTTGTACAAAACGCTGGTTATGATGTGTAATTTTTAAAAAAGTCGTTGAAAAAGCCTACAAAAGTTACACAATAGAACGATAAGTTTATTTACCGCTTTTTGCGGTTTTTCTTATTTTTGGTCGTACTTGCGGACGTAAAACGCATGGAAACCTTACTCGTCTACCGGGACGTAAAACTGAGGAGGATGAAGATTAATGTTTATGAAGTATTGGATGAATGCAATGCCTAAGTTTGAAGCTGATGGTGGAAACGGCGGAGCGGGAACTCCCGAGCCAACGCCAAATCCGGAACCTACGCCAAATGGGAGCGGTAATCCCGAACCAACTCCGGCACCAAAAACAGAAGCGAAGTTTACACAAGAACAACTTGATGCTATTATTCAAGATCGTTTAAATCGTGCTCTTAAGAAATTTGAAGATTACGATGAACTTAAAAACTTCAAATCCGAAGCTGATCAAAAGGCAGAAGAAGCCCGTAAGGCGCAAATGTCCGAAATTGAACGTGCGAATGCTGAAGCCGCTGAAGCAAAAGCGAAAGCAGAAGAACACGAAAAACTTCTTGCTAGATTACAAGAAGAAAATAAAAGAGAAAAAGTAATCAACGAATTTATCAAACTCGCAACGCAAGAAAATATTGCATACATCGATGATGCGATCAAACTTGCCGGTGAGGATTTATCCGCGGTAAAATTCGATGAAAACGGCAAGCCACAAGGCGTTGCTGACATTGTGAAAACACTTGTCGACAATCGCTCTTATTTGGTCGCAAAACCGGATCCTAAACCACGTGTCGTCGGCGATCCTTCTGGTGGAACATCTTCTAGCGAAGTTGATACTTTAAAAGAAGAACTAGCAGAAGCAAAGAAAAACAAAAATTTCGCGAAAGTCATTGAGCTTTCGAACAAACTTAAAAACTTAGTAAAATAATAATGGAGGTTACTACACATGCTATTAACTTATGACTTTAAAGATCAAGTACGTGAACTTGAATCTGGTATTTCATTAATTATCGAAGATGCTCCTACTCTATTAGGTCTTATCGGATTAAACGGTGAAAGACTTACTCAAACTAAATACGAGTGGATGAGCGACAACTTAAACTCTAACCGCGCAACTTTATCTGCTGCTGCACTTGCTGCTGATACTACTTTAGATGTTGCTGCTGGCGATGGTGCTAAATTCCGCGTTAACGCTATTTTAGTAGCTGGCGAAGAGTATATGAAAGTTACTGCTGTTGCTGGTGATGTTATCACTGTTGTTCGTGGATTCGACGGAACTTTAGCTGCTGATCTTGCATCAGGCGCTGAAATTCGTATCGTATCTCGTCCACAACTTCAAGGTGCTGGACCTGGACAAGATGAAGGTCACGACAGATATACTCAGTACAACTACACTCAAATCGTTGAGCGTTATGCTGCTGTATCTAACACACAAATGGCTGTTAACACTTATAACGTAACAAATGAACTTAACTACCAAGTTGAATTACGCCTTAAAGAAATGGCTCGTGAATTAAACGATATCGCTATTTACGGTCGTCGTATCCAAGGTGGAGCTGGAACTCCTTCAATGACTGGTGGATTATTCAATTTCGCTGAAATCGAAGGTTCATACAAAGAAAACGCTTCTGGCGGAGAACTTTCTGCTAAGATGATTAACGATTCTTTCGAAGAAATCTTCAAACGTGGCGGTTCTGCTAACACAATCTTGACTAACACTGCTGGTGCTCGTCAATTGTCTAAATTAGCAGGAAGCACTATCCAAACTGTACGTCAAGACCAAACTACTGGTCATGTAATCTCTGCATTCCAATCTGACTTAGTTGGTGGCGGACTTGCTTATGTGGTTGTTGATCCTAACATGCCTAAGAATAAAGTTGCTTTATTCGACAAGTCTATCATCTCTATGCACAGCTTACGTCCGGTATACGACGTTTCTGCTGACCAACCGGGTGCTGACTTCGTTGCTCGTCAGATTCGTGGAGAAATCGGTATTAAGGTTAAGAACGCGAAAGAAAAAATCGCTATCATCGAAAACCTTAGCCCAACTGTAGCTTAATAAAAGTTTGACGCTGGGATTATCCTGGCGTCTTTCTTTTTTATTTGTCAATAGACCCACCACAAGGAGGTCGATTCGGTGTTTAAATTTAGGTCTAGTCAATTTTATAAAGTAACAAAAGATGATTTAAGCATTCGTTTTGATTATTTCGGTGATTACCA